TTTGTGATTTACTTCATTTTTAACATTTGTATAAAAAAGTCCCAACCGTCACCAGTCAGGGCCTCACTTATCTAACATAAGTTGCTTCCTACCATTGAAAAAAACTGTAGCTAATGCCTACGCCAGCATATACACCGCCCGGATAACCATATCCAGCTTGTAGCCCCAATCCCCAACGCTTCTTTTTAGGCACGATAGTATGATAGACATCGTTCGTCACCGTCTGATATACGGTCTTCGGAAATATCAGCAAACTATCCAACCTTGGACGATACCCGCTTACCCATGCCCGGTAAAGACTATCTTCGTAATAAGCCTGCTCACGATGTACAACGGTGTCACCGATACGCATAGTATCTGTTAACCGGAAAACCAACAGAGGCGCCATAGGTGGCGATATAAGCAATGTATCGACCTCTACAACAGTATTTACCTTTGTCTCGGTACGTATTTCTGCCGGAAGAGGTTCGTGCGGACGGAACCAAGCCACCGCACAACCCACTGCCAGCAATATAACTAATATCCAAGGCAGCTTCTTCATAACGCAAGCACCTGTTTACGGTTTGCCCCTTCCCGATAGCTGACATGTACCCATGAGAAATGTTTCTCATCAATCACCTGATCGAAGGGAAGACCAAGCTCCTGAATCAGATAGAACAACCGTTTGTTTTCCTTCGGGCTTCCACCGGTTATGTCTGCCGCCCGTCCGGTCATGTGGTCGCTCGTCGCAGAACCTTTCACGGCTTTATTCAATGCCGGACAACGGAAACCACTATTCACATGGATGGGCTTGCCATACGCTTCACGAAGTGGATCAAGTACGTTATTTACCAATGCGGTCATATTGGCCACATTCTCCTTATTACAGCGGTTATCGATACCTAAACGGTCTGCCGTCTCCGATTTACAGAGTTCAGCGATTGTAAAAAACTTCATAATCTTATTTGATTTTACATGAAAATACACGATATTTGCAAAACGCGTCTTTGTTGATCATTTAGTTGTGCAAACTAAACTACGAAAGGGAGCCGTTGTGAAACCCCTTCCTTTCAGCCCTAATAACCATTCTGGGGAATACGATCACCACATTTCCTTTTCTCACAACGCTTCATCGCCAACTCCAATTTTAAATTAGAATTCTCTTCTTTGAGAGAAAATAGTTCATCCTGAACAGCCCTTAGACGGCCTGTCTGTTCAACAAAGCGTTCTTCCTTTTCTGACAGTTGCTTTTGCAGAAATTCATTGTATTCTCGCAAAGCTTTGAATTCTTCAACATCCGCACGGGCATCCTCTATGCGGGCATTTGTTTTACGGCTCATCCAAAACTTTATAAGCTGCTTGACGCCTTCTATTCCGCCCAAAGCGGAAATCAATATTACCCAATCATTTAAGTTCATATATCATTTGATTAAGCCTATACGGGTGTTGACAACCGTACATGTCTTTATGAATCCGTCCTCTCTCATCTTGCAGATAAGAGGTTGAAAAAACAAGTCAGCTTTAGCCCGTTCCGCCTCAACCCGTTTAACTTTGCTCGTGTCGGGAACTACAATAGAATTTCCGTATGTTTGAATCTTAATACCTGTAGTCGTACTGTTTTGATCTGCAATTTGCAGATACCGAGCAAATGCGTAGTAACATATCACTTTCTCGGCACCTGCATAGTCCACGCCATCGGATATATACTGCGAAGGTATTGCCTCGTACATACTACCCGATTGGGGCAGTATGTCTAGCAAGTCGGCCTCAAAAAAGGCCTTTTCAATCTTATTATCTTTTACGTCCGCTGCAATCTCAAATAACTGCCGGAACATTGTTGTCGGGTACGCCATCTTCGTCAAACTTGTTTCTGATCTCCGTTAAAGAAGGATCAATGTTAAACAATTGGGATAACTCTCGGGAAATACGCTCTCTAACCTTCAATAAGCTGTTTCTGTAGACTTTCTGCAACTCCTTGATAACTTCACCGGAAGCATTGGAAAAGGTCAGCAACGAACTGTCAATGAGCGGCAGCGGTATGTTATAGGCAGCTATCGCAATATCCTTTCGCAAAGGTTCTACATAAGCTCGATACAAGTCTTTATCAATGGCCGTGCCTAATTGATCTACCTTAATGAATGGTTTGTCTGTAGCTACATTCTCATCCCGGACGGTCAGAACTGATCCCGCATTTTCACTACCCATCATTTCCCCGAGTGTCTTCCGGAACTCGTTTTGTGCGGCTTCTGTCTCAAAGTCTCCGTGGGAAACAATTGAACACATGTGAAACCCTCTACCCAACGTACGATTAACGTAACGCCCGTTTTTGTCTTCTGCGCCCATCTCGTTACGTACCGCGTGAAACAAGCTTAACGGATATGGCCGGGTTGTTCCTAGGTTCACATACAAAAGCTGCCCTTTGTGATTTTCGATACCGCCACACTCTTCAACTTCCGATGCAAAATTATCCGGATCAAAAGTAGGATAGGATGTCGAGTTTTGCGACGCGCTCGTAGCTTTGACGGACTGCCTGTCCCAGTTATTGAACACGCGCCATCTCTTAACGTGCGGGTCGTTCAAATAGTTATCATTCAGTTCCGCACGTACGTAATCGAAGGGGACGGGATAAACGTCTACAGGAGTATAGCCTGCGGGCGTTATCCCGTATTGTACAATCCAAGCCCAACCTTTGAACCGCGAGATGTCATTGGCGGTAACCTCGAGGATATCATTCATATTCAAGCCGTTTTGGTTTGTCTTGTCTGCGAAATCCTTATTCTTAAAACCCTCACAAATGATATTCTCGGTCATTTTTTCGACTGCTGCGCTCGCTGTTTTAGATGCGTATATAAGCTCTGCAATCTCCTGCGGATATAAGTTATTCTCTCCGTAGCTAATGATCTTATCCCCTGTGTTGGCTGTCAGCTTCAACGCCCGCTCAACAATCAATGCAAAACGACTAAAACATGCCATATATTAAACCTCCACTTTAGTTAAGTTGAATAAACTGTTCCGCATAGGCCGGATTTTCAGAGATAAGCCGTTCGGCTATCTCGTCCGTCATATTAGCGGCTTTATAGATAATCCCATCCTTGTAGTGAACGATACGAGCGCCGGGCTTCATAGCCCACTTAGATACTACTCCGGTGAGATACTTGGTACGGTACCACAACTCCAAAAATTCCATATCCATGTGGCAGTTGGGATCGAGTTTCAAACCAGTGTACTCAAAGTACTTGTCTATCTTCTCTTGCTGTGTGGTGAGTTCGGGAACGGTCGTAGGTTCATTTAAAACACCCGTGCTCACTTCCTGTTCGGATGCAGTCTCGCTTTGGGACCGCACCGTTGATTTCTTTGTTGCCATATATTTCTATTTTTTTTATATTTATGATCCTGCGGGTACTGCGTTAGATAATGCTACATAGTCAGCCTCCGATATTGCAAATATGGTTGTGCCGGGTTGCCAGTCTTCAACGCCAAACGTTGTCGTGAGGAATCCGTCACCTTCGGAATCGCCTTCTATATTCAGACATTCAAGCGGATATCCAAGACCGTAAACACGATAGACAGCATTTCCATGATTTACCGCAATAACTACTTGCGCGTTAGCGCCTGCCGTAGCAAACACTAAAGCCCCACCATAGGATGATCTTGCACCCGTATTAAACATCTTAGTCGTTATTGTAACGTCTGCCGCCTGTGCGGTTACTTCCCCACCTTTAACACCAACGGTGACGGTGGTAGCTCCGTTTGCACACTCAAGTGATGCGGCTGCGGGTGTACCCGGTGCTCGGGTAATAGTAGCAACCCCCGAGGAAACGGTATAGCTTTCAATGGTACTAGCGTTAATCAGTTTTGCCGATACGGGTCGTGCTAAAAAAGCGGGCGCAGGGCCACAACCAAGCAACTGACTTGTCGTAACATTTAATAAACATGCCATATTATTTTTCCTTTCTTTTTTAATTTGTTAATTAACCAACGGCTGCATCGTACAGGACCTCGTAATTTCCGATATTCAGAGTTAATGCGTCTTCACCGATAACCCGTTCGGGTGTTGCCATTGTGATAGTGAACCAAGCGCCGTTGTCGTGAGAACTGCGGTCTACTGCGGTTGCAGACATACCGTAATAAAGCCCAAACGGTCTTGCCGTATCACCCAAAAGAGTTGAACCTACCGACTTGAGCGCTTTCGTTATGATAACGAAACTACCGTTTGCAACCGGGTTGATAAGATCACGGAACAAAGCCGAAGCCACGGCACTAGTAACAACCACCGTAGCGGTGTGCGTGTAGGCGTTAGGCGCGCCCTCGTTGATTTTCAGAGACTCAGTAGTCACAAGTGTACGTTTTACCGTATCAATCTTGTACGCCGAGGCACCTGTTTTTAGCGTGATGGTTGTTACAAGCGCTGGGTTTTCTGAGTCGAAAACGATAGTGGCTATGTCCTCTTTGTTGATGAGTAGTCCGGAAATTAAACCTGTATTTCCACCATCACAATCATAAGTAATCGCGGATTGTATTTTTGATAAACATGCCATAGTTAAACTGATTTAGCAATTATAGAATCTTTTACCGCAGCATAACAGGTTATATAATTATTCCCTGCTGACCCTTCGGGCGCAGACATCGTAACAGTCACCAAAGCACCGTTAGCGTTAGAATCATACTCAAAACCTGTACATTCCAAGGGTGAATTAGCCCCCCAAAAAGCATACGCACCTGCGGAAGCCGCTGAAGGTACCACCAATACGTAATATCGGCCACCAGCAATTAGTCTTGCGACTGAGCGGGTAGAAATAGATTTAAACATTATTGATACATCTAACTTTTGAGACGCATCCAAAGTTCTAGGACTTGCGGTTACTTGAATATTTTGCTTATATCCTTCTACCTTGTAGGACCTAGTTCCCTGTTTGAATGAAATCGCTGAAATTTGCCGATTAGAGTCCGAAAAGGTTAGTGTGACATCTTCGGGACTTACGAGATATATATCTTTTACGCCCACAACCGGAATATCACACGAAAATAGTATGTTGCTATCTAATTTGTCTAAACAACCTTTTGCCATATATTTTCTTATTAAGGTATTAATAAAAAA